AGAAGCTTTACCAAAAGCAGTTTTGAAAGATACACCCAACATTGTTGCAACAGCTTTCAAAGCATTATCTTTCGACTTCAACCCATTGATTAGGCTCTGGGTAACATCAGCACCACTACCAAAAGCAACTTCAGAAGCAGTCTGACCAATACCACCAGCGATGTCTGACAAAGCCGTTGCAGTTTCATTGAGCGAGTTCACACCAGCTTGACCAGCAGAAACCAAAGCAGCAGCAGTCGCACCACCAGTATCAACACCAGCGTTCACAATCTGAGCAAACAAACCTTTATCCAACTTTTCAGATTGCAAAGTTTTTAGATTCGCAGCAAAAGCCCTAGTTTTTTCCAAAATCCCTGCAAAAGTTTCAGCCAAATTCGAATCAGGTTTCATAGACGTAATGTCAAAAGAAGAAATAACAGCTTGCTTGGTTGAATCAATTAGTGATTTAGTGTCGCTTAGTTGTTGTGCAAGTTTTTCTTTAGCAGCTTTCAATTTTGTTGCAATGCCATCACGCGCCCTGGCAATACGACCCAACAACCCTTGTTCAGTATCCGCAAACTTACCCAAACCAGCAGCCATTGAAGCAGTCATCACACCATCAGTCACACCTTTAGTCAAAGCCGATTTGATGTTACTGAAACTTTGCACAACATTTGATTCAAAAGTGCCTAGTTGACGTTTTTGTTCACCGGTCGCATTGAACCCAGACATGAAATCTTGCAAAGCCGTTGCCAAAGCCGTTTTTGCGTCAGCAACTTTTTGTGCAGCAGCAGCAGCAGCAGCAGCAGCATCTTTTTCAGCTTGAGTTTGTTGCTTCATTCGAGCGTTGTAAGCAGCAGACCAACCTTTTTGTTTATTGGCCTGGTTATCAGCAGCAGCAGTTGATGATGTGATTTCTGACAAACGAGCTTTAACAGCAGCATTCGCATCTTGCGCCATTTGATAGTTGTGGTGATGTTGTAAATTATAAAGAGTTTTTTGTGCTGCATTCATTTTGTTAAACGCATCGGTGACTGTTTTAACTGTTGATGCAGACACACCATATTGCAATGCAGTATCTGTGTAACCAATAAGTTTGGCAGCATTTTTTTGTGGGCCAGTAGCTTTATTTAGTGATTCACCCAAAGCACCATTCAAACCAGAAACAGCATTTGCCGCATCACCAGCCGCAATCGAAATACCAATAATGCCAGCAGCCAAAACACCAACACCAATGGCCAAAGCCACAGGGTTAAAAGCACCAATAGAAACATCCAACAAAGCCTGGGCAATTGCAGCAGCTTTAGTCGCAATTTGATACGCCACAACAGCAGCCGTCATCAACCCAATAGGAACAATCAATTTAGTCACAAAATTGAACGTCGCACCCAAAATGTCTGTGAACGCTTTCCAAGCAGCACCAGTTTGTGTCATAGGGTCAGCCAAGTTTTTGAAAAACAACTCAATCTGTGGTGTCACATCAGTAATCCACTGAGCGAACCGTTGCAACACAGGCAACAAAGCACGACCAACAGATTCTTTCACGTTATCCAAAGCCAAACTCATTTGCTGATAAGGGTCAGCATTAGCAGCAGTTTTAGCAGCACCTTCAAACTGTTTCTGCAAAGCACCCATCGGGTCTTTCATACCCTTAACGTTGATGCCAAGTTTTTGCAACGCACCAGTATTACCCTGGTAAGCCTTACCCAAAGCAACAGAAACAGAAGTCAAATCTTTACCAGTGCCAGCAGAAACATCCAAAGCCAACTGGGTCAACTTCGTCGCATCACCAACATCACCAGTGGCACGAGTAAGTTGCGCAAAAGCCGGTCGAATGTTGTCATCAGCAACAGCCGACATGCGTTCCATCGAAGCAATCGAAGCATTAACCTGATCTAGTTGCGAAGCAGTCGCATTAGTAGTCGCTTTAAGTTGACGTTCCAACATCGTTTGCGATTTAGCATCATCAGTAGCAGCCTTAGCCGAATCACCCAAAAACGACCCAACAGCAGCAACACCAAGTGCAGCAGTAGCAAGTTTCGCAAAACTCTTAATCGATTTCGAAGCAGCGTTGACACCCTTGTCATCGAAAACGGATTTGAGTGGAACAATAATAGCCATTAGAAACTCCGATTTATTTTCGTGTAAGCAGCGACAAGCACTTGGTTAATAGCTTGTTCAATTGCGGGTATAGCGTTGCCAACAGCTGGCCAAACATACCGTGAAGGCGAACGACCTAGTGAACGAATCATGGAAACACCTTGACCATTCAAACGGTGACGAATAATTTTACCGTTACGTTGATACGAGCGCGAAAATCCAGCTCGCTGTTTAGAACCCTTATTGACGTATTTTCCAGACTTTCCAGCCATATCGACCAAAGAAGCTAAAGGGGATTTAGTTCGAACAGAAACTAATGAAGTTAATCGAGAATTTACAGATCGTTTAGCACTGACACTTATGCGAGTGGCGTTAAATGGTTGCCCTTGATTCATACCCATTCGACCTTGTGTATTCATACCTGAAAGTGGTGCAAAACCAGTCAAACTTCTTTTGATAGTTGTTTCTAACGGTTTGACTATTTGCTTCACGTCGCGCAAAAGTTGCGTGCGAAGTTTCGGGTCAATAGTTTTCAAATGTTTTTGAAGTTCGCGAACATCAGTGATAGATAACCTATCACTAACTTTTTCTTCAAGGGTTAGACCTAACAATTGAAACTCCAATCTCTTACCATTCTACCGCCAACAAGAAAAGCCACCCCGAAGGATGGCTTCTCTCAACTAGCGGTATTGCGTGCGACTAAATAACGACCCATTGTCCACAACATACGATCATCAAGTTGCAGTAACTCGCGTGGGCTAATACCGGTTTCACAGGCGATACTGGCGATATACCAATGAGCAGAAGTTTCGCCCAACCCTACTATTTTGGGTCAATCTCCGAAGGGTTAATCATAGACACAAGTTCTGTCCAGGCATCGAAGTCCAAAGCAGTTGCCTTAGTGCGCACTTCAGCACACCAAGCCAAAAACAACAGGTGGGTAAAACGTGTTTTCTTTTCAAGGTCAACAACAGAAATGTCAAACTTAGCTTCAAACTTTACAAGGTCAGAAGCCAAGCAAGACACTTCTTTGTCAGTGCCATCAAGAAAGTCAATGCGTAGGTTGATTTTCATGCTTATACAGTTCCGCGAGAAACAGTGCCGGCAAGTGGCCAAGTAACGCTGAATGAAGCCAAGTCACCAACAGTGCCGTTGATTGGCTGATAAGCGTTGATAAGCACAATGGCAGTGTATTTAGGGTTAGTTGCTGAAACAGTTCCAGAAGTAGGAACAAGGGTCACAGTGCCAACAGTGTTGATTAGTGGCCAGATAGTTGCGTCAACCGAACCAGCAGCAAAGTCCTGGTAAAAGTCAAGCTTTACTGAACCACTAAGCAAACCGCCAACAACAGTCTTGTAAGTGTTGCCAAAGCTGGTGGTTTCAACTTCGTTTGACGAAATGTCAAGTGTTACAGCGTGAAGTGAAGAAGTTAGATCGGTTGCGTTGAGTGAGATTTTGTAGTCTGTTGCTACGAATTTCGCCATTTTTTATCCTTTTAGTTTGCCCAAACGCTGACTGCAAATTCAGCACCTGAGTATGTTACATCGCCAAGAGTAATCTGCCCATAACTGTTCAGATTCGTCACCCGACAATCACTTGCGTGACCACCAAGTGTCTTATTCGATTCTATCGCTTGTTTGACAGAACGCCCACCCGATGAAGCCACGAACTCATCGAGTTGAACTTGTGCCGCACGGTTATCAGTGCGACCAACAATCAAAGTCACTGTGAACTGCCACGAATCAAGGCCACGCCCAAAAGTGGTGTCATACGCGCCTGAACTAAGTTCAACAATGGCAACTGGCGGGTTAGGTTGTTCTGGCACAACAGCAGAAGCTCGCAACCCATAAATCGTTGTCAGGTTATCGATAATACCCTGGCGAATCTCATTGATAGTAGCCATTAGGCAAAGTTCCTAACAAGGCGATAAGGATCAATAAGCTGTTGCACATCAGGGTCAAGTGAACGACCAACACGCAAAACACCCATGTCACCAAAACCAGCAACACCAAGTGGTGAATCGTTACGTTTGAAAATGCGTGCAGCTTGAATCACAGTGGCTTGTTTGATAGCCATTGGAACATTTGCCCAACCCCAAACACCAGTAACCTGCACCAAAGCATTCTCACCAATCGTTGGGAACAAGTATTTCCACAAAGCACGAATACCGGTATAAGGTGTGGTGATTCCGTCAGCATAACCATTCAAAGGTTCAAGCTGATAGTCAGCCGTTGCCCAAGTCACATCAAACGAACCATTAGAGTTCACAGCAGTTTTCAAAGAAGAAATCGACTGCATATCATTCA